GGGGAGATCGTGCGCCGTTACGAGGGCACGCGGCTCGGGCGGCAGGAGCTCGATGCGGAGCTGCTCGAGGATGTGCCCGGGGCGCTGTGGAGCCACGCGATGATCGACGCAGCGCGGATCGGCATCGAGCCCGATCTCGACCGGGTCGTCATCGCCATCGACCCGGCTGCGACGAGCGGCGGGCAATCGGACGAGACCGGGATCGTCATCGTCGGCAAGGCGATCGCGGCAGACGGGCGCGAGCACGGCTATGTGCTGGGCGACCTGTCGGGCCGCTATGCGCCGCCGGAATGGGCCAAGGTCGCGCTGACGGCGTGGCTCACGCACGGCGCCGACCGGATCGTCGCCGAGGTGAACAACGGCGGCGAGATGGTCGAGGCGACGCTGCGCGTCGTCGACCCGAACGTCGCCTTTACCGCAGTGCGGGCGGCGCGCGGCAAGGTCGCGCGGGCCGAGCCGGTCGCGGCGCTCTACGAGCAGGGCCGCGTCCACCATGTCGGCGCGCTTCCGGCCCTCGAAGACCAGATGTGCGCCTTCACCAGCGATTTCGACCGCAACGCCGCCGGGTATTCACCCGACCGGGTCGACGCGCTGGTGTGGGGGCTCAGCGAGCTCTTGGTGTCGCCGATGAGCGGCGCCGGGATTTTCGAGCTCTATCGCCGGGCCGCGGCGGGCGGAGGTGACAAGTCATGACGCTTTTGGTGAAGGACGCCAATACGACCGTGCAGCCGCTGTCGACCGAGGTGGACGGCAACGGCAATCTGGTGCCGGTGCACGCGCCGGCCTCGACCAACGCGCAGGGAGTGTCGACGCCGGTCGGCCCGGCCAACCCGCTGCCGGTGATCAACGTCGCCGGCGCCGGCGCGAGCGACGGCAGCGGCACGGTCGCGGCGGGCGGCAGCGCCCAGACACTCTTCGGCGGGATCGCGCCGGCGAACGGGTTCCTGGTGCAGAACAATTCCTCCACCGTGCTGTGGGTGTCGGATGTCGGCACCGCGGCGGTCAGTGGGGCGAGCATCCAGGTGGCGGCGAATGGCGGTGTCTTCGCGACGCCGTCGGGGTACAAGCCGGCCGGGGCGGTGAGCCTCTTCGGGGCGACGACCGGCCAGGCTTTTGCCGCGCGGCGATGGTGACGGCCGCCGTGACCCGGTGGATCGATCGCGCGATTGCGCTGGCCGCGTTTGCGGCGTGCCTCGCGTTCGGCTGGGGCGCGTTGGCGCAATCGCCGGGCAATTTCTCGACACTGTCGACGACCGGCACGGCGACGATGAACGGCGATGTGCTGATGTGCTCGGGACGGCCGTGGATCGATGTGCGCTGTAATGGCGCCGTCGGCGACGACAGCCACGACGACACGACGGCGATCCAGACGACGATCAACACCGCCGTGACGCATGACTGGCCGGTGCATGTGCCGGCCGGGACCTACAAGGTGACGAGCAAGGTGACGATCGATTACGCCGCGCAGGCCGGGAACGGGTTCCGGCTCTTGTCCGAGGGGTCGACGGTCGACGGGCGCTCGATCGGGTCGGGCCCGGTGCTGCAGGTGGAGTGCTCGGGCGGGACGACTGCGAGCCCGACCGGGTGCTTCTATTTCCGGCAGCAGGGGACGCTGTTCGTCAATGCCGATACGCCGGGGTATGCGGTTGTGGTGGGCAAGACCGATTTTTCCGATGCGCACAACTCGATCCGGCTCGACCACCTGATCGTCAACAATGCGAGCACGGCCGCGGGTGCGGGGGCGTTGCAGCTCAACTATGTGCTCGACAGCGACATCTTCGCGATCGCGGACACGGCGGGTGGCGCGGCGGGAATGGCGCTCGAACAGGTGCAGTTTTCGCGGATCTCGGGGGCCGGCTCGGCCAATGCGACGGGCGGGACGGCGCTGCTGCTCGAGAACGGGTACGATTTCTCGAACACGATCTTCGCCTTCGACATGGAGGCGTCGCCGATCTGCCTCGGGATCACCACCGGTCATGACGGGCAGAACAGTTTCGTGTCGCCCTATTTCGATTGCGTCACCGCGGTCAACGCGACGGCGAGCACGCATAACCGCTTGATGAACCCGAATTACGGCGGGGCGGTGGTGAACCGGGCCGGGCAGTCGGCCGGGATCCAGGTCGAGGGCACCGGCAATTGGGCGCAGTGGCAGTTTCCGACCGCGGCGAGCTTTACGGCGTCGGCGGTCGATAGCGGCACTGCGGTGTCGTCCTACAATGCAACCGGCGGGACGCTGGCCGTGACCTTGCCGTCTCCGGGCACGGTCGGGGCCGGGTGGTGGATGGGGTTCGCGACCGACAACGGCAAGGGCCTTACGGTCACCGCGCCGAGCGGGTCGATCCTCGCCGGCGGCAAGGCGCAAAGCTCGGTGACGCTGGGGCCGGGGAATTACGAGTATCTGCAGCTCCAGTCGGACGGCAACAATTTCCGGGTCGTCTCGGGGACGCGCAACACGCTGGCGACGAACGGGCTCGAAAGCCGGGATTGGCCGGGGAACTGGCTGTTTCCGTCGACCAGCGGGTATGCGGCGCAGCTCGGCGACAACGGCAATGTGGTGTCGAGCTACAACACCAGCGGGGGGTTGACCGTGACCCTGCCGCCGACGACATCGCTGCCGTCGGGGTGGTCGATGGCGTTCGCGACCGACAAGGGGAAGAGCCTGACGGTCGACGTCAACGGCACCAGCGGCGGGCACATCCTCTATCCGCTGACCAATGCGGCGGCGCAGACGTCGTTGACGCTGGCCGGTGACCAGTACGAATATGCGACCTTGCAATACGACGGCAGCGCCAATTTCCGGGTCGAGCAGGTGACGCCGGCGACGGCGCAGCAGCTCGGCCTGGCCGGGACCGGCGGGATCGACCGGTGGAGCTTTCCGGCGGTCGGTTCCTATGCGGCGGCGGTCGCGGATAACGGCAACGCGATCTCGGCCTATAACAGCCCGCTGTCGTATCTGAGCGTCACCCTGCCGGAGAAGAGCGCGATCAACCCGGGCTGGGCGATCGCGATCGTCAACGACAACGGCAAGACCGCGAACGTGCAGGTCAACGCCAGCAGCGGCGGCAAGATCGTCTATCCCGGCAGCGGCAGCAGCGCGACGTCGCTGGCGCTGGCGGCGGGGAATTACGAAGAGGCGGTGCTGCAGTTCGACGGGTCGAATTTCCGGGTCATGCAAGTGACACCGGTGACGGCGGCTTCGATCGGGCTCAGCGGCGGGACGTGCCTCGAAAAATGGGTGTTTCCGTCGGTCAGCAGCTACGCGGCGGGGCTTGCCGATTGCGGGACGGTGATGTCGGCCTATAACACGCCGATCGCGAGCCTGACCGTCACCTTGCCGGCGACAAGTGCGATCTCGGCGGGGTGGTCAATGGGGTTTGTCACCGATAACGGCAAGACCCTGACCGTGCAGGTGAACGGCAGCGGCGGGGGGCAGATCCTGGTCCCCGGAACGCGGGGAGCGCAAAGCGCGCTGACCCTCTACGGGCAGAATTACGAATATGTGCGGCTGACCTTCGACGGCTCTAATTTCCGGGTGATGTCGGCGACGCCGGCGACGGCCTCGGCGAACGGGATGTTCCCGGCGACCGGCACGCCGTCGACGAGCTCGGCGGCGTGCCAGACCGGGCAGATCGAGTTCGACAGCAACTATCTTTACGCCTGCACCGCTCCGAACAATTGGAAGCGGGCGGCATGGAGCAGCTTCTGATGCCTCCACAAGGCGGTAAGCGCACGTCGCTGACCCGTGGCCTGACCCCGTCCTACACCTGGGGCCAGCAGGGGCTCGAAACGCAGTTCCGGGACGTGTTCCAGCCCGATCTCGGGATCTTTTCGCCGGGCTATCCGCTGGCGCCGCTCGATCCGGAGGAGGTTCGGGTCTGGGACTTCCCGGTCGGCGTCAACACGATCTACACGCCGCGGGCCTACGAGGCGGTGTCGTTCGAGGGATTGCGGGCGCTCGCCGACGGGCACGACATCACCCGGCTCGCGATCGAGACGCGCAAGGACCAGATCGAAAAGCTCGACTGGATCGTCAAGCCGGTGAAGGGCGCGCGGGTCGACCCGGCGCGGGTCGCGAAGGTGGCGGCGTTCTGGCGGCGACCCGACGGCGAGCGGCCGTTCGCGACCTGGCTGCGCGAGGTGCTCGAAGATGTGCTGGTGCTCGACGCGCCGGCGCTGGAGATGCGACGGAACCGGGCCGGCGAGCTGATCGGGCTCGATCCCGTCGACGGGGCGACGATCAAGCTCCTCATCGACGACACCGGGCGGCGGCCGCGGCCGCCGGCGCCGGCGTTCGAGCAGGTGATCCGCGGGCGGCCGTGGAAGTTGCTGACCGGCGACGACCTCCTCTACCTGCCGCGCAACCCGCGGCCGCACAAGGCGTACGGGTTCGGGCCGGTCGAGCAGATCGTGATGACGGTCAACATCGCGCTCAGGCGCCAGGTCATGCAGCTCCAGCATTTCACCGAGGGGAACGTGCCGCCGGGATTGCTGAGCGCGCCGGACGGGTGGAATGTCGAGCAGATCCGGCAGTTCCAGGAGTGGTTCGACAGCGTGCTCGCCGGCAACACGGCCTCGCGCACGCGGCTCGTCTGGGCGCCGGGCGGATCGAAATACCAGGCCTTTGCCGAGGCGCCCTACAAGGACGAGTTCGACGAGTGGCTGGCGCGGATCGTCTGCTACGCGTTCTCGCTGCCGCCGACCGCATTTACCAAGCAGGTCAACCGCGCGACCGCGGAAACCTCGCAGGAGGCAGCGCTCGGCGAAGGCATGGCGCCCTTGATGGGGTGGGTGAAGCGGCTCGCCGACCAGGTGATCCAGGACAGGCTCGGCGAACCCGAGCTCGAATTCGTGTGGGCGGAGGGGCGGCCGGCAGACCCGGCGGTCGAGGCCAAGATCATCGACACCTATGTGCGCAATGGCGTCTACGCGATCAACGAAGCGCGCGACATTCTGGGCCTCGACCCGGTGCCGGGCGGCGACCGGCCGATGGTGTACGGGACGCAGGGCGCAGTGGCGCTCGCACAAGGCGCCGCCAAAGTGGTCGGAACGCATCTGCGCAAATACAACCCCGATTGGGAAAGTGAGCCACGGGTTCCGCCTCATCAGCCAGGTCACGGTGAGTGGACTACGGGCAGCGACACAGCCCCTGTTCAAGTCGCATCTGATGCCCGCAGCAACGCCCATATAATTCAAGAGTGCAAAGAAGAGTGCATCGCCATATACGCTGGAGAGCGTCCGGGTCGGCTGCCAGGTGTGGGACATGATATGTTTGGCCGCTTACGCAGATGCATTCGCGAATGTTGCGAACGGAATGGCTGCTTTGCTTATTAGGTGAATGATGGACAAGTCATTAGCCGCACAACTAGTCAGAGCCGTGTTGGATCTGAGCGGTAAGCTCAACGGCATAGACGCGCAGCTGAGAGGCATCGAAAACGAAGCTGAGAGAAAGAGCCTCCTTGGAGCATTGGCGACTGTCATGCTGGAATTGGATTCTGGTTTGATTCGTCCCCTGGTGCGCCAATACCCCGATCTCGATCCTGATCGCGCTCACGACCCCGGTTAGCAAAAGCCTCCGACTTTGGAAATCAATGAAGACGCTGCACATCGCACCGGGAGATTCGGCTGGAGGTTCGCTGAAACAGGCGATCCGGGATGCCGGCCGGGACGACGAGGTGCTGTCGTTTCTCGATGACCTCAGTTGCGGACCCATCGACCCGCTCGAGCCGTCGGCGCGGGCGGACTGGTGGCGTCAATATGGCGAAACGCGAGAGGTAGCGACGACCCTCTCCGAGTTTTGGCGGCGGGTGGCTGCCGCAGATGGCCGGATCGTGGTTTGGCTCGGCCGTCACTCGGCCCGTGAGCTCGCATTCTTTCTGGCTTGGACCGACTGGGCCGACGATCGGCCGTATCAAATCATCGACGTGACCCGACGTCGGGTGCCCTTCACCAAGCGAGATGGCACAACAGGACTGTATCGACCGCTCGGATATGTCTCGCTCTTGCAGCCGGAAGCGCTCAGATCGCTGTTCGGGCACGAAGGGCCGATCGCGGCTCAAGCCAGAGATGAGGGTCGGGAGCGCTGGCGCCAATTGCAACGGGAAAACGCCCCTTTTCGGATCGTTACGGAAGCGGGTTTAGTCTCGGCTTCGATTGATTACTTCGATCCCCTGCTTTTGGCTCAGGCGAGTTCGGAGTGGCAGTCGGGCGCCCGGATCGTCGGACGCGCCATGGGGTATGGCTCTGACCCTTACATACAAGTCGGCGACGTGATGTTGCATGCTCGCCTCGCTGTCCTCGTCAAGGAAGGCAGACTGCTCGGCGAGGGTGATCCCGAGAGCATGTTTTGCCGCATCCGGCTGCCGCTTTAGGCCCCTAGAACAGTCCCGCCTTAAACAACACGGTGGTGCGCATGCGCATTTATGCTCCGCTCGCCAAGGTCGATGCGGCACAGCGGATGGTTTGGGGTTATGCCTCGACCGCGGCCGAGGACGACCAGGGCGAGACGATCACGCGCGACGCGTTGGCCGCGGCGCTCGACGATTACATGCGGTTCGCGAATATCCGCGAGATGCATCAATTGTCGGCGGTCGGGGTCGCCGAAGAGGCGGCGGTCGACGACAAGGGGCTTTATGTCGGCGCCCGCATCATCGACCCGCGCGCCTGGGAGAAGGTGACGGGCGGGGTCTACAAGGGATACTCGATCGGCGGGCGGGTGACGCAACCCAACCCGGCCGACCGCTCAATCATCACCGGGCTCACGCTCACCGAGATCAGCCTCGTCGACCGCCCGGCCAACCCCGAGGCGGTGTTCGATTGCTGGAAAGCCGAAGGAGGGCAACACATGGCCGAAGCGGCCGCGGGCACAAACCCGCCCGTGCAGATCTGGCATTGCGGCATCGCCGCGCATCGTCACCTGGCGAAGGCGGAGGCGATGCGGTGCGTCGAGAAGCGCGGCGGCGGCGGTGACGGCGGCGCGCCGGAAGCTGAGGGGCATTTCGCCGATCCCGGTTATCAGCCGGACGGAGAGAAGCGCTATCCGCTCGACACGGAAGTACATGTGCGCTCGGCGTGGGCGTATATACACCAACCCGGCAATGCCGACCGCTACACCGAGGCGCAGCTCGCCCACATCAAGGCGCGGATCGTCGCCGCGTGGCAGGAGAAGGTCGACCCGGCCGGGCCTCCGGGCGACGGGGTTCGCGGTAAGGCGGCGATGCCGTCGCCCAGTGGGCCGCTGCGCAAGGATATGGGGCGGATCGGGCAGATCATCGGCGACCTCGAATGGCTGTGCGGGTTTCTGCACGGGCTGGCCGGCGGGGGCGGCGAGACGGCGGCTGGCGGCGGCGGCGAGAAGAGCGCGCGGCCGGGCGACTTGATGAAGGCGCTCGCCGGCGAGATCGTGCCGCGGCTCGACGCGCTGGCGAAGCGGGTCGAGGACATCGCCGCGACCCCGCTGCCGCCGCAGACGGCCGCGCGCGGCTATGCCGGGATCTCGAAGCGCGGCGATGGCGGCGGGTACGGCGACGATGTCGTGACGGCGCTGTCGCGGATGAGCGACGAGGAACGCACGCTCGCGCTGATCAAGGCCGCGCATGCGAACCCGATCCGGCCGGCGGGGGCGGTGCGGGGGTAGCTCGCACGCTGCTCACTCGCCATCCCGGCGCAGGCCGGGACCCACGGTTCAAACGCTCGACCCGCTGATGAGTGGGTCCCGGCCTTCGCCGGGATGACGAAAAAACTGACACAGAGACGCGACCCGCCTTTCCGGCGGGTTTTTTGTTGCCACCTCCCAAAGGGAGCTTTCGATGAATCCGACACAAGACACGCTCGATCTGGTCAAGGGCGCGCTGCGCTCGCCCGACGACCGGATCGCCAAGACGATCTCGACGGGCACGGGGCTCGTCGCGTTCGACTTGCAGGCGCCGGCGAAGAATCTGTATCCGTTCGTGACGCCGATCCGGAATGTCATTCCGCGGGTCGGCGGCGGCACCGGCACGGCGACGAACTGGCGCCAGGTGACGGCGCTGGTGGGCTCCGGCTACGACGCAATGGGGTGGGTCCCGGAAGGGCAGCGCTCGGCGCAGATGTCGTACACG